GGCAGCGGTCGAGTTCCGCGAGCGCCGGCGGTACGAAGAGATTCAGGCCGACATGGACCGGCGCAACCGCGAGCGCATCAACCGGGAAGCCGCTCGCCGCGAAGAGCGCATCCGCGCGCTCCAGTCCAATGATCCGGGCGAGAACTACGAACTCGGCATGTCGGTCGCGCCGGACGTAGGCTTCGGGCAAGCGCGGGTCGTTGCGCCTCCACCGCGGCCTCAGCAAGACCAGCTCGCTCCGCCAGCGCCGATGAGCGTCCAGGTGACGCAGCACAACAGCACGGTGATCAACGGCGGCGATCCGCGCGAGACCAAGCGCATCGTCGAAGAAAGCATCGACGAGCGCGCGAACGACGTGTGGAACGCGATCCCGAACATGAGCGGCGGGTGACGCATGGCGGATGTCGACCACAGTCAGCCGCCTCGTCACGTCTGGATCGGCAGCGTCTGGGTGGATGTATCGCTCGACGAGACGCACGCTGCTGGCGCCGAGGTGAGCGAGCACCCGGTCGAGCAAGGCTCGAACATCGCCGACCACATCCGGCCGACGCCGCGCGTGATCACGATCGAGGGTTTGGTCACCAATCACCCGCTCGAGTTGCCGCAGTCGCACGCCGGTACCGCAGCGGTGGACCCGAGCTCGATCGAGCTGTCGGTGGCGCCGAACGTGCTGCCGCGCCTGCCACCGAACTCGATCTCGATCGACGGTGAGCCGAGCGCCGGGCTCTTGGGCGTGCTGCCCGGGGTCGATCAAAGCGTGGCGATTCTCGGCGCGCTCAGGCTCGACGTGCTGAGCAAGCGCCAGCTCGCCGCCGAGCAGAACAACGTGGACATCAGCGCCCGCACGAGCCTTGCCGCAAACGCGTTGCGCTTCACTGAGCCGTTCAACCGAGTTGAGGCGGTATTCGATGCGCTCAACCGCGTGGTTGACCAGTCCGAGCTCGTCACGCTCGCGACCGGGCTGATGGTCTACGACAACGTCGCCATCTCGGACCTCAGCATCAAGCGCTCGAGCGAGCTCGGACGCGATCGGATGACGTTCACCGCCACGTGCCGTGTGCTGCGGATCGTGCAGAGCGAGATCGCGCAGCTACCGCAGCCGCGTGACAAGCGCGGTTTGCCGGCGCAGTCGCAAGGCAAGCAGTCGACGCAGGCGGCGCCGCCGACGGTCGGCAGCGAGAAGACCGACAGCTTTCTGAGCAAGATCTTCGACTGAGTGCAGCGCGCATGGCCATCGTCGAAATACCGCTGACCGCTTACCCCGACACGTCGCAGCAGACGGATCTCGACGGCGTGACATTCAGCTTCCGGTTTCGGTGGTCGGACCGAGGGCAGTCCTGGCACATGGACCTGCGCACGCTCAACGGCGACCCGATCGTGCTCGGCGTGCGGCTGGTGAACGGGTTTCCACTGCTGCGTCGCGTCGTGAAGACCGGGCGGCCCGCCGGCGAACTCGCGCTGATCGACATGACCGGCCGCGGCGAGGACCCGGACTTCGCTGGTTTCGGCACGCGCTGGCGGCTGCTCTACCGCGAGGCCGCGACGTGACATGGGCATCCGGCTCTTCGAGCGCAAGATTCGCGTGCAAGTCGACACGATCATCATCGATGGGTTGTCGGTGTCGTTCGACATCGTGAAGTCGCTTGCGGCGAAGACGCCGAACAAAGCCGAGGTGCGCGTCTGGAACCTGAACCCGACGCACCGGAAGCAGCTGCAGGAGCTACAGCACGTGTATGTGAGCCTCGACGCTGGTTACGCGGAGGGCACACAGCTCGTGTTTCGCGGCGATCTGCGCGGCGTGTCGAGCGCGCGCGACGGGGCTGGGTGGATCACGACCATCACGTCCGACACCGGCCGGACCGCGCGCAAGAAGCGCATCTTGAAGTCCTTCGCGCCGGAGTCGACGGTGACCGAGGTGCTTCAGACCGCGGCGAAGTCGATGGGCGTGAAGCTCGGCAACACGGCGCTCAAGACCATCGCGGCGAAGGTGCATGGCACCGGCGCACAGAAGTTCTTCAACGGCTATGCGCTCGCAGGTGCCGTGGTCGACGAGGTCGATCGGCTCGCGCGCAGCGTGGGTCTTGAGTGGTCGATTCAGGACGACGAGCTGCAGTTTCTCGATCGCGGCCGGCCGCTCGAGCTCGAGGGCGTCAAGCTCACGCCAACCACCGGTCTCATCGGATCGCCGGAGCCAGGGAACCTCGGATTGCTGGACGCGCGGTGCTTGATGATGCCGAATATCGATCCAGGTCGGCGCGTGCAGATTGAGAGCGAGCACGTGCGCGGCATCTATCGGGTTGAGACTGCGAAGTGGCGCGGCGGAACCGCGGAGAAGGAGTGGTACATCGACATGCAGCTTCGCAACGAACAGAAGGCGAGCCCATGAGCAGCGGCATCACGCCGTCGTTGCTCGACGTGATCTCGGCCGTCGTGCAGAGCGCGCTGTCGAACCTGCACACCTGCATGCCGGCCGAGGTCGTCAGAGTCCAGATCGGCGAGCACAAGCGTCAATTCGTCGACGTGTTGCCCACGCTTCAGCGCCAGGCGTTCAATGAGAATGGCGAAGCGGTGAACGAGACGCTGCCGATCATCCCGATGGTACCGGTCGGATATCCGCAGGGCGGCGGCATGTTCATTTCACTGCCGCTTACGCAGGGTGACATTGTGCTCCTGGTCTTTGCGGAGCGCTCGCTCGATCAGTGGCTGCAGGTAGCGCGCAAGCATAGCGGCGCTGCGATCAATCCAGGCGACGTCGGGCTCCATCCACTTGAGGGCGCAATCGCGCTGCCGTGCGGACCGGCGCCACGGCCAGACCTGCTCAACGACGTCGACGGGAGCGATCTCATGATCGCATTCGACGGCGGCACTCAGCTTCGCGTGAAATCCAACGGCGTGGTGCAAGTCGTCGGCGATCTGCAGGTGACCGGCTCGGTCACCGCGAGCGGCGAGGTCTACGCGGGTGCCGCGACGCCGGCTACTACGCGCGCCCTCACCACCCATACCCACAACACCGCGATGGGCCCGAGTGGGCCGCCGAACCCATGACCCTCGCCGCCGCCGATCTGCAGGCCGACCTGCAGGACCTGATCGTGCACCCGCCACCGAGCGTCGCTGCGGCGGCGCAAGCCTGGGCAGAGGCCGTGCGCGCCTATGCAGCCAACGTCGTGCCGGAGGCGCTGTCGGCGGCGTTGGGCGCCGCGGCGGGGGTCCTCGAGACCGCGCTGACTTCGGCTTTTGGCGCACCCTCAGCGGCGCCTGCAATGGAGGCAGCCTTCGCAGCTTTCGGCACGGCGCTTGGTGCTGCGATGGCGCCGACGTTTGTGGCTACCCCGCCGGCGGGACAGGTCGGCTTCGCCTCGCTCTTCGCGACAACCCGCAGCAGCGCCGAGGACGCGAGCTCCGCAGTCGCGAGCGCAATCGACACGTGGATCAAGACCGGCACAGCCGTGCCCGCCGCAGGCGGAGCCGCCGTGCGATGGACATAGGAGCCAACGAATGACAGACCGACCGACGACACCAGCGGATTGGGCGACCAGCGGCGTGAACGTGGTTGCGCCACCGAGCGGCAAGACCACCGACGGTTGGCTCTCGGGCGAGCGCCCGCCCGCCGGATTCTTCAACTGGTGGCAAAACCTGGTGGGCACGTGGATCGACTGGCTCACCGAGCAGGCCGACGCTGCGACCTCGCGTCTCAACGGGGCTGCTTATCTGGCAGCAGCGAACATCTTCGCGCGCGTGTTGCAGGTCGACTCCGCCGATGATCCGCTCGAGCCTCTGCTCACCACCACGAAGACCGCCCACGACTACGTGGCGAACCCGAGCAACGGGTGGAAGCGCGTGCTGCAGTTTCCTTGCGATGCGACGGGCCGCACCGTCAGCGTATACGTCGGGGCCAACGACCCGAGCGGGATGCTGGCGATCACAGTGAACGCGGTCTGGCATCTGTCCGACTCGAAGTGGCGGCAGGAAAGCGCGGCGGCCGCGTCATTCGCACTGATGGTGATCGGCGAGCAGCTGGTTTTGTCGCAGCAAGGCGCAGGCGCCTCACCCTGGTCCACCTGGCCGAAAGGCGCGATACAAGCGAGCCTCGCCCAGGTCGACGACTCCATTTTCGCGGGGAACGCGATAGCGACCAGCGGCGACTTCAACTATTCGCCGCCGAAGACCCGGACGGACGTCGTGCGGCTCGGCACAGCGATGATCGGCGGCCACGACGCGATCACCGGCGCGTTGCTCGGGGGCTCGGGTACCACTCCGAACGTTATCGATCTCGCGATTCCGCCGAACGCGACGCTCGGATTCCTCGACGTGCTCTTTTATCAGGCCACCACTGCGCCCTCGAGCTTCCAGTTCTGCGAGATGGAGGGCGTCGACTGGACGACGCCCGGGCCGCTCTCCGCGATGACGGTACTGGCCAACCAAAGCGGCCCGTCGTCGAGCGGCTACTACAAAGTCACGCTCGACCTCACCGGCGTGACGCTCGACCACGCGAAGGAGTATCGGTTGCGGTGGGCGCCGGGCACCGGCACCGACGCTGTGCTCGCCGTGCGGATGCGCAACTGGAGCGATGGCGGCCCGCGTTCGATCCTGTGAGAGCACGATGACACTCGCCGAGGCCCAAGCTTGGCTCTTAGCCAACATGTCCGATGCTGACCGAGAATTCCTCTGTGAGCTCGCCTGCCGGAAACAGAGTCCCAACGTTGTTTCGCTTGAGCCACCTCCGCGAGACGAGATGTGGGGACCGGATCACTATGCCGGCTGGTCACACGACGCGCTCGTTTGGCGCCTGATCTTCCTACAGTGCGCTTTGGCCGTTCAGTAGCCGTACGCGCGCCAGCCGCCGCGGATGCAAACTTGGTTTCGCGGCGCGCCCTGCGGATCGTTCGAGCTGTCGAAACCGTAGCCGGTGATCACGCGCATGAAGTAGACGACGTGTTTGCCGTTGAGCCAAATCTCGGTGTTGGAAAAGTCGCTCAGTTCGGTCTTGCCCGCGGCGGGAGTGAGCACGACTGAGCCATCGGCTTTTCCCGAAAGAAGCGCCGCAGCGGCTCGCTGCGCCTGGACGTTGGTTGATGCGTCGTACGTCTGTTCATCGTAGACGCCGCTGAACGCATCGGTCGAATTCGCAGTGTACCGACCGGCCGCGACTCCGTGAGTGTCTTCGATCACGTAGTCGCCGAAGCCGATGGCGATCGTGGCAAGATCGGTTGGGGTCCAGTCGTTCACCTGGGCGCAGTTTGGGTAGAACACCATCGTGCCGTGGTCGTTCGTCTCTTGCGTCCAGAGCAGCTGCTCGCACGCATCGGGGTAGCCGTTGCCGTCGGCGTCGGCGTTGCCGTTCGGGCAGTCGAACTTGAGCGCTGGTGCGTGCGCGCCGCCTGAGCCGCCGCTGCCGGCTGCGGCTGAGCCGCCTGCGCCGCCCGCGTCACCTGCCCCGCCAGCGCCGCCTTCCGCCGCTGTCGACCCGCCGCTGCCAGCTGCAGCCGGCGCGCTGCCGGCGGCACCGCCCGTTCCGCCCGTCGCCGAAGGCGCCTTGTGGCCGCCGCTCTGAGCTGCGGATCCGGCCGCCGGCATCGACCGGCTACCGCCCGCACACGCGGCGCCTTTCCCACCCTCGCTCACCGTCGTGTCCGAAGGTTGCTCGCCTGCGGCACCGGCCGCGCCGGTCGGGTCGTTCGCCAGCTCGTTTGGCACGTCGGGCATCGCGGTGGCGCACGCAACCGCGCAGAAGGACAACACACTAAGCGACACGAGTTTCATCACACCGATCTGTACGGCTGAAGAGCCCACCAGCTTTAGCCAGAAGTGGCCGCGGATTGACCCGCACAGCGTCCCCGCATACCAGCGTGCGTGTCGGACATCGCGCTGGATCCGGTCACTGGCGACATAGCGCTCACTGCGGGCGCGGCGCGGCTCGTCACCGGCGCCGCAGCGGTCGCGCAGCGCTGGGAAGCCCAGATCACGATGTTCCTCGGCGAGTGGTTTCTCGATCGCTCGCTCGGCATCGACTACCAGAACGACGTCTTCGAAAAGCCGTTCCGTCCGACGGTCGTGCGCGCGCTCCTGGCGAACGAAACGCGTGCGGTGCCGGGCATCCGCGATGTGAAGGATCTGCGGCTCGCGCTCGACGCGCGCGCTCGGGTGCTGCGCGTCGTGGCGAAGGTCGTGTTCGACGACGGCTCGACGGACACGCTCTCTTCTACCCAGCCGATCGGAGGCTAGCGCGTGCCGGGCCTCACCACAGACGGCTTCGTACAGAAGAGCCTTCAAGACATCCTCGATTCGATGGTCGCGAAGCAGCGCGCCACCATCGACGCGGGCATCGACACCTCGGCCTACTCGCTCATCGGGCAGCTCAACGGCATCGTGGCGAGCGAGGTTGCTGAGCTGTGGGAGCTCGGGCAGGAGCTCTACGACGGCCTCGACCCGGACGCAGCCGTCGGGCAGCAACAAGACTCACTTTACTCGCTGACCGGCACGCTGCGACGTGCCGCCACGTACAGCACCGTGATCGCAACCGTCACGCTCGATGCAGGCGCCGATATTGCGCCTGGCGATGCGGTCGCGAGCGTTCTCGGCCATCCGACAGCGCGCTTCGCCAACCGCGACCGCATGACGAATCCTGGCCCGACATCGGGCCCGTTTAGCGCTGTGTTCGTAGCAACCGCTACCGGCCCGGTGGCTGCAAACGCGCATCAGCTGACGGTTCGTGAGACCTCGCCGACGGGATGGAGCAGCATCGACAACCCGACGGACGCCGAGCTCGGCAGCGACGTCGAGCTCGACTCATCGTTCCGGCTGCGCCGTGTGCGTGAGCTCGCCGCTCAGGGCGGCGGCACCCAGCCGGGCATTCGCGCAGACCTGCTGCAGTTGCCCACGGTGCGCGCCGCGCAGGTGATCGAGAACACCACTGACGCCACAGTCGATGGACTGCCGCCGAAGTCGTTCGAGGCGATCGTACGTAGCTCGCCCGCTGACGGCAGCGACGATGCCGCCATCGCGAACTCCATCTGGGGCAACAAGGCTGCCGGCATGCAGGCATTCGGCACGGTCTCGGTAACCGTGACCGACAGCCAGGGACTGCCGCACGTGATTCAGTTCAGCCGGCCGACCGAGCGCCCGGTATACGTCGCGCTTCGGCTCAAGACGAACGCCGACTACATCGGCGACGACGCGGCGAAGACGGCGCTCGTAGCCGCGGCCGAAACACCGGACACGGTCGGGTACCTTGAGCTCGGCGCCGACGTCTACGCGGGAAGACTGATCGCTGCAGCGATGACGCTCGCGGGCGTGCTGAACGCGGACGTGCGCTTGTCATTCGCGCCGATCACCGATTTCGATTCGGCGTCGGTCTCACTCGACATCGGCGAGCGGGAGATCGCAACCCTCGACACCTCGCGCATCACCATCGGGCCGTTTCCATGACCACGCCCGTCCTGTACAGGCTTGATGAAGTCGAGCGCGGCCAAGCGCTGCTGACGGATCGTTATCAGAAGCCGCTCATCCGCGCGCTGCTCGCGAGTTGGCTCGCCGAAGTGCAAGAGGTCGAGATTGCTCTCGTGAACGTCGGGTACACCGGCCTGATCACACCGCTTGACCGCCTGGGTCGGATTGTCGGCGAAGCGCGCGAGGGCCGCGCGGATGACCTGTATTCCACGTGGATTCTCGGGCGCATCATGGTGAATCGCAGCTCGGGGAAGCCTGAGCAGCTCATCGCGCTGGCGGTGGTCCTCGGCGGTCTTATTGGTATCCGCGTTCGGTACGAAGAGTTGTACCCGGCCGCTGCGATCATTCATTACGACGACCCCAGTGACCCTTCTACGGGCGTGCAGATCGCGAAGCTGATGCAGCTTGCGAAGCCTGCCGGCGTTCGACTGCT